TGGTGATCGTCACGGTCTGGCGCGTGATCGGCGGCGACGTTTGCGCGGTGGCGAACAGGAATGGCCCGTCACCCGTTCCACTCAGATCGACGGCACGCACACCACCTGGCAACAAAACATTCTCGCCATCCCTGATCTCGATCGTCGTGATGATGGCAGCCATCAGAGCATCCCCAGATACATGCTGTTTTGCGGAATGTGGAAATCGAGTTGCGGCATTGCCGAATAGACGACGACCGGCTCGGACCAATCCGAGCGCGTGTCTTTTGTCGCGACGGATGCTACCTGCACGACATAGCCGACTCCGGTGTGCACGATCGGCGTCGCCAGCACGACCGGATCGACGTTGTCGAAATTGCCTTGCACCTCTTGCTCGACCCATGGCCCCGGATTGCCGGTGCCGTCGTCGATGAGCTGATAGCGCACGACGTAGTGCAAACCATCACGGCCGGGATTCGGAAATTCAATGCGGAATGAAAAACCGTCGGCATCGTTGCCGGTGATAGTTACGCTTACGTCTTGCGGCACCGGCAGATCGGTGAGGCGGCCAGGCTTGACCGGCAGGCGCGGCGCGGTGCCTTCCTCGGTCGCGGGGTCCCAGGCGAAAAACGTGTCGGGATCGATCAGCACGAACTCGAGCTCGATCACGTTGCGGATGAAATCCTTCCGCATCCGCCGCACCTCGACGATCGCGTCGGCGAGCTCGTCGATTTCCGAATACGCGACGTGCACCCATCGCTTGCCGGCGCAGCGGATCGCCGACCAGGTACAGATCAGCGTGCCGCGCAGCGGGGCATTGGCGCGCTGCTCGAATAGTTTCGCCAGGCGCCGCGCCTGGCTGAATGACGGCACGCCCGGCAGCGCGAGCGGCTGATGCCGCGGCACGCCGCGCGTGGTCGGTGCCGGCGGCGCGACCCACGGCTCGCCGTCGATGATCTTGTAATCGTGCAGCGGCGATTGAAACGTGATTTCGAGCTCGTCGATCCGGCCCGCGTCGCTCACGCCATAATCGAGCGTCGACACGCCGAGAATATCGGCATCGTCGAGCTGCGCATCGTCGTCGGGCGCCTCGTAAACGCCGGGGATCATCGCAAGCGCGCCGTGCCGGCCCTGCGCGATCCAGCCATCGCAGGATTCGAGCATGCCCGCGAGCACCTCGATCGGATTGGAATCGAGCTGATACCAATTGCGATGGCGAAATCGCGGCTCGAGGGTTGCGTCCTTTTTCAGCACGAGCTCGTCGCACCGCGCGGCGCGCACCTCCAGCTCGGCAATGCCGGGCGCGATGAGCAAATCCCATGGCGCACCCATGCCGACGTGCGCGTCGGTGACGAAGCGCGCCGCCTGCAGCAACGGATTGTCGGATGGCAACCAGGTGGCCGGATTGTCCGAAATCGCGCCGAGTGCCGGCACCTTCAGCGCATTGATCACGTTGCTCAGTTGGGGCAGGCCGTGCGGGTAGCGTTTCTGGAAACCCTCGGCGCCGACCGATTTGCAGATCAGCGCCGATGAATGAATGCCGTCGCCGCGGTGGTCGGCCGTCCACTCGACGCCGCCCATGTCGGGCACGAGCGCGAGCACCTCGGCGTAAGCGGTCTCGGCCGGCGCGCCGAGGCGCGACACGATCTGGATTTTGGCATCGCCATACCGGCCATCGTCGAGGCCGAGCACGATGCCACCGGCGTCAAGCGTCACCTCGTCATCGTGCAGGTAGCGTTTGAGGATCGCGGTGATCGGGCCCTCGCAATGCGCGAGCACGTCGACCGAGGCGCCTTTGTCGGTGAGCGCGTAAAGCATGTAGCGCGCCGGCACCCGCACCTCGGTCCCGAACGCCGCGATCCTGGCCGGCACGCGCTGCCGCAGCGGTTGCGATCCGTCCGCCGGCCGTTGCACAGGCGGACGCTGGCCGCCGAGCGCGAGGCTCGCGCCGACGAGCAGCGCCGTTACCACGACGTTTTGCACGAGGCTCGCCGACAGGCTGATGCCGCCGATCGTGATGCCGGCCGAGCCGACGAGCAGCGCCGCCGGGATCAGCGCAGGCATGGCACGATCTGCCACGCGGCGAGCGTCGGCAGGTTTTCAAAATGCAGGCCGCGCGCGGTGCGGGCGATCCACACGCGGTTGCCCCGGATCGCCGCGAGCGCCTCGCCGTTCGGCCCGCGGATCACGCCGACGTCGCCGCGCCGCGGCGCCTCGGTCGGCGCAAATCCGGCCTCGCTCATCAGCGTCGCCACCATGGCGGCGAATCCGCCGTGCCGATCGACATACGCGCGCCACTCGTCGGCCGTCGTCGCGCCCTCGAGGCGGCACGGCCAGGCGGGATCGATGCCGGTGACGAGCGCGATCCAGTCGGCGACCCACAGGCCGCAATTCTTGCGCGCCCATCCGAACGGCTCGGCGCGCTCGCGCGCGAGGAACGTGTCTAAAAGTCCGGCCACGGTTTTTCGGTGTCGGTCATGTTGACGGTCTGCTCACAGAACAGATCGGTCGGCGCGAGCGGATCGAGATCGAGCGCGCGGCGCGCCTGGTGCGGATGCGTCCACAAGAGCATCCCGGCGCGGGCGCGGCCGGTGTTCCAGCTTCCGGCGACGAGCTGCAGATCCCAGGTGTCGGCCGCGCGCGCGCCCTCGGGCACCGCGTGATTGAGGCGCAGGAAATCGCCAAACCCGAACCACTCCCACCACACCGAGTCGAGCAATTGCCAGCGATCGTCGAATACGCTCCACCCGACCGCGATCAGCTGGCCGACGATCGCCGCATTCTGCTCGCGCATGTGCGGGCCGAGCTCGCGGAACACGGTCGGCGGGATTCCGCTCATGGTGAATTCGACCTGCTCGGATGACCCGTCGCTGAGTGCCTGCAGCGCCGGCATGTCGGTGAGCTCGCCGAGGCCAGTATAGGTTTCCTCGAATTCATCGATCACGTTGACGCCGGGCCGTATGTCGCCGATGCCGAGCCACACGCGCACCGGCGGATCGCTCGCCAAATAGAAAAACACGCCCTTGCGCGGCGCACCGGCCTTGAGCTCGCGCAGCATGGCGGCGCTAAAGGCGCTCATGCCGGTTCCGGCAGGAACGATTCGATGAAAGAGGCGCTGCCGCGGGCAAACCGCAGCATGTCGGCCGGCGCCGTCATGGCCTCGCCGCCGGCGAGCTGCATCACGCATGCCGGCCAGTCGAATTCGGCCGGCGAGCCGGCCGTCACGTCCTCGCGCAGCGGCGGTTCGATCCGCACGTCGTAATCGCCCGGCACGCCGTCGACGGCGAGCGCCTCGAGGATGCGATAGGGCCGCGGCCCGATGTCGTGGTGAATCGAGAACAGGCCGGCCGGCGGGCCGCCCGTCGTCATGGTGAGGCGGATCGTGGTCGCGCGCAGCGCCGCATCCGCCGTCGCCGCGGCAATGATCGCCGGCGTCACATAACCCGAGCGATCGGAAAAAAACGTCCCGTCCGAATGTGGCACACCTGGCCGCGCATAGACCGGCACGCCGTCCTCGATCGGCACCGGCGCGAGCTTGCGGACGCAAAACGGCACGATGATCGGCCGCGCGCCCTCGGCGAGATACGCCGTAAGCGACTCCCACAGATTGAGATCGTCCCGCGTGCGCAGGAAAATCCCGGCGAAATTCACCGCCCACAGGCCGCCGCCGCTCAATGTCGTGGTCGGCACGAGGCCCGAGGCGGTGCGGCCAGGCTGCTTGACCGTGCCGACGAGGCGCGGCCAGCCCTCGGCGACCGATCGGCCGGCAAAGCTGCGCGGGAAATGCCAATACATTGCCGCAGGATTGCCGCGACGTTGGCCGCTGGTGAGTTTTACAAAGGGAGGGGCACTGGGGCAGCATCTGGCTCAGAAAACGAATGTACGGCCTTCTGGGGCGGTTTTGCCGACCGCTTCCAGGTCAATTTGATCCCCTCGCCGGGTACAATGCCAGTGCATTTGCGGCCGACAAATAGCGTCATCATTGCCATTCCCCCTAGGTTCCGTTTGCGCGCTGGTAGGCCATGCGCGCCGGTACAGCGTCAAGGATGCGCCGCTCGAGCTGCCGATTGCTTTCGGCGAGGATCATGCGGAATTGGCCCTCGCCCATTTGCGAACCGCGCGCGTCGACGTTGCTGACGATCGACACCGAGGCGCCGCCGGGATTGGCGACGATGCGGCCGGGCGACCGCGGCACGAACAGCTCGGGCCCGCTCTCGCCGACCATGTAGGGCCGGCCGGCCGACACCGGGCCGCCATGCTGGCGACGAATCAGCCCGCCGAGCAGGCCGCCGCCGCCGGTGCCGCTCGGTCCGAGCAGTATCATTTCGAACAAGCGATCGATGGCGCGCGAGGAAAGGCGCTGAATCATCGTGCGCAGCACCTCGTCGAATTTCTTGCCCTGCACGATGAGATCGCTGAAACCCGACGACAGCGCGCTTGAAAAATCGCGCGCCGCGCTCGTCAATTGCCGCATCTGTTCCTGCTTGTTCGCCGTGTCGAGCGCCGTCGTGCCGAGGCGCTGCAATTCCGGCACCACCTGATTGGCGATCACGCGCGAATATTCGCCGTTCGTGTCGGTCAATGCCTTCTGCGCCGCGGTCGCCGGATCGAGGCCCTCGGTGCGCAGGCGCACGTATTCGGTGATCTGCGCCTGGCTGGCGACGACGCCCGCCTTTTGCGCCGCCTCGAGCAATTGCACCTCGGTGCGCAATTGCTGCGCCGCGCCGGCCGTCGCCGTCATGGTGAATTGCTCGCGCTTCAATGCCTGCACGCTGGTTTCGACCGCGCGCGCGTTCTGTTGAAATTGCGAAAGGCGCACGTCCTTTGCCGGGCCCGCCGCGCTTTCTGTCGCCGCCTGCAGCAATCTTTCCTCTTGCGCGATCAGCGCGTCGTTTTGCTTGATCTTGTTGCGCAGGTATTCCGCGTCGGCCGCGGCGGTGTTGTCGGTTGCCTGTTTCCACCGATCAGCGAACGTTTGCGGCCGCTTGTTGAGCTCATCGAGCGCGCGCTGCAATTCGAGCTGGCCGCCCTTCAATGCGTTGATGCGGCCTTCGATGCGCTCGATCTCGGTGCTCAATTTCGCCGCGCCCGCGGCGCCGCCGCGGAACGATTGCGCCATGTCGCGGAACAGGCGGAACACCTCGACCGGCACCGATTTCGCGATGTTGACGAGCGTTTGCCAATCTTTCGCGAGCTGCTCGATCTCTTGCGCCGTCGCGCGCGCCTCGCGCGCGAGCGGTGCGAGCCCTTCCTTGGCGACGCGCTCGAGCACCGGCAGCATGTCCGGCGAGAGGCCGACCGCCTGCAACGCCTGCAACCGTTGCACCGGATCGCGCATGCTGGTGATGACGCGCGCCATAAGCGCGAGCAGCTCGGTCGTGCTTTTCAATTGTCCGTTAGCCGTGAGGCTCACGCCGCCGATGCGCGCAAGCTGCGCGACGAGGCTTTCGGAATCCTGCGCGCCGGCCGCCACCGCGAGTGCGAATTTTTCCAGCTCGCCGCGCGCCTTGCTGGCATCGCCGCCGGTCTTTTGCATCACCTGGCCGATGCCGTCGATGATGTCGGCCGGGATCTGCAGCTCGCGCGCCGCCTTGGCGATCTGCACAAACTCTTGCGGAATGTTTACGAGCTCGCGCGCCAGAAACCTCACCGCATCCGCCGCCACGTTGCCGATCGCCGAGCCGACTGCCGTGCCCATGCGCTGCGCCATCCGCTCGACCGCCTCGAGCTCGCGCTCGGCGACGCGACCGGCGCGCTTCATTTCGCGCTCGAAGGCGTCGAGGCGCGCGGTGATATTGGCGACGAGCTGAGGATCAGCCATTTAGGTATGCACCGCGCCGTGCTGCGCGATCCAGTTGTCGAGATCGGCGCCGGTGGCCGGCGGTGGCTTGGCGTCATGCGCCACGTTCCAGCCCTCGACCATCATGTCGAAATCGGCCCACGACCATTGATCGAGCTCGCGCGGCCCGAATCCCATGACGAGGCCGGCGGCGTAGATTCCGGCGGGATCGATCCAGTCGGATTCGCGCTCACGCTGCCGTCGTTCTGTTTTTTTTTATCCTCGTCGGCCGTCGCCTCGGGAAACGCCGCGGCGAGAATCTCAACGGCAACCGCCGTGCTCTTGGTGAGGCCCTCGGCCTCGAAATTGCGCTCGAGGAAAACGTGCGCCTGCGACGGCAGCGTGCCGGCCCCGATGAGCGCCAGGCGGATCACCTCGCGCACCTCGTGCGGCCACAGATCGCCGCGCAGGCCGGCGAGGATCATGCTGCGCAAGCCCATCTGGTCGCCGCCCTTGGCGTTGCGCCAGGCATTGACGCGCTCTTGCAGCTCGACCGTTTGGCCGATGCCGATGCGGAACTCATGCTCGCCGTCGCCATAGACGAGGCGCACCGCACCGCGCAAGCTCATGGCGTTGCCGGCACCCACGTGATCGCGCCGTCGCTTTGCATTTCGACGGCGACACCGATCTTGGCATCGTCCTGGTTGCCGGTTTCGTTGTACGTCGTCAAAATAAAGCGCCCGGCGTAGTGGCCGCCGCCATCGGCTGCGGCAATGTTCCGCTGCACGCGGATATTCTTGGCGACGCCGGAATCGAACCACGTGAACCATTCCTCGGCGAAATCGGTTTGCAGCACGCCCTCGCCGGAAACGGTCGCCGATTTCGTGCGGATGACGCGCTCCATCCATGCCGGCAGATCAGGATCGTCGCAATCGAGCACCGGCGTTTCGGATGGCTCGCCGCCGAATTCGATCCCTTTGCTCGTGAGCGCGCACACCGCCGTGAATGCCTCGACCGGCGTCGCGCCGTCGCCGAGCAGGATGATGAATTTCGACCATGAGGCCGTCTTAGGTGCTGCCATTGTGGAGTCCTCCTATTGTCGCCATCGCTTGACGACGGCGGTGCGCATTGCCTGCTTGATGCCGGCCCGCACGGCGCGGCGTTTGGCGCGATAGGCCGGCCAGAAAAACGGTTGCGCCGGCGTGTCCTCGTTGCCGAATTCAATGCCGAGCGAATAGTCGTAACCGTGCGCCGTCGTCGTGGTCGGCCCGCCGGCGCGAATCGTGACGCGCAGGTGCGCGGCATCCGGCTCGGTGCGGATCGATGCGCTTAACGTGCCGCCGCCGACCGGCACCCGCCGCCGCATGTCGGCCGCCATCGTGTCGGCACCGCCCTCGACGGCGGCGAACACGTCGCGCCGGATCGCTTGCGGCAGCATCCGCACAAGCGCCTGAAATCGCAGCACCGAGGGATTGGCCATTCAGGTGCGCGGCTCGCACCAGGCGTTGACGGTGAGCACGCCGTGCGCGGTGAGGCCGTCCGGTTCTTTCAGGTATCGGATCGGCTCGACCGTCATGTCGACGAGCACGTGCGGCGCGTCCAGCGCGAATGTGGCCTCGTCGAGCGCGGCGGCGATCGCCGCGCCGAGCTGCTTAACCTGCACGGTCGAGCCGTTCTGTAGCGACCAAGCGTCGAGCTGGATCACCGCCTGCGCGCCGTCGAGGCAATCGCCGAGATCAGGCAACACATCGAACGGGCCGAAGCTGATGTACGGTTTCGGCGCATTGAGGGGCACGCCGTCATAGATGCGGCCGGCGACGATCGCGTTGACCGCGGCATCCGCCTTGAGCCGCGCGACGAGCGCCTTCTGCAGCGCCAGCGACGGATCGGCGACCGGCATTTATTGCCGCTCACTGATGCGGCCGGCGCCGCGCTCGAGGATGAACTGCACGTGATTGGCGTGCACAAAGCACCGCGTGCCGGCCTTGTAGGCGCGCAGCATGCAGCGCGTAACCCGCACGTCAATGTCGCGCGTGATTTCGATCCACATGCGCTCACAACAGGCGCGGCGCGCCGAGCAGCGGCAGCGCGCGCTCGAGGATGACGAGCAAGGCGATCAGCACGATCACGATCCGCACGATCGTGCGAATGTTCGCCGGCGGCGACGGCAGCATGCCGATCAGGAGCTCGACGACGTAAATGATGACGATGGCGACGAGCACCACGATCAGCGCGAAAATCAGAAACGAGATCATGCGGCGACTCCCGCCTCGAGCCAGGGAATTGTCGATGGGCGACGCCGATCGAGCAGCGTGCAAATCGCAGTCATCGTTAAGCTGCGACTCCGGCTTCTGCCAAAAGATCAAGCCATTTGCCGTGATCAACATTGCCCTCGTACGGGTCTACGCATGTCCTCACGTTGTAGACGACGCCCGCCGGCGTCGGGCCATCGACGGTGGTCGCGCGCCAGTCGGTTTTGATCGCCGCGGTGTCCGGCGTGCGGCGCACCCGGATCACGACGGGTTGCCGGCCGGCGAGGCG